TGCTGAAGACTTTGCTGGTCTAGGGGATGTCTCAACTAAAGATTCAGATTATGGCAATATGGTAACTGGTAACATTGGTGGGGGTGGTGAGATAGCCGTTGCTCAAGATTTTGGTCCTACTGGTGGATTGAGTAATGTTAATATAGGGTCAGCTTTTGATGGGGCTAGAGGGATAGATGGATTACTCCCAGACGGCAAGAGCAAAGGTAAAAGTGGTGGTCTTGGATCTCTAGCCAAAATGTTCAGCTAATGACTTACTAGAATAATTAAATAAAAAAGGTTATATTGTAAATCAAGTTATGTAGTCGAAAAGGGTAATTAAATGGAAGCGACACAAGACGAAGTAAAAACAGAAGATAAAAGCTCTAGACCCAAGAAGGGTGATGCTAACAAAGAAGCTGATATTATAAAAGAAGCTACGGAGCGGTTTGAAGAGTCCCAAGAGGGATCAGACTTTAACCGTAACCGTTATGAGGAAGATATTAACTTTGGACGTTTAGGCGATCAATGGCCTAGAGATGTAAAACGCCAACGAGAACTTGAGGCAAGACCTTGCCTTACTATAAACAAAATTCCCCCATTTGTACGCCAAGTCGTAAACGATGCAAGACAAAACAAGCCCGGTATTATTGTTTCTCCTGTAGACAATGGAGCAGACAAAGCCACGGCAGAAGTTATTAATGGATTAGTTAGAGCTGTTCAAAGAAACTCAAATGCTGATATTGCTTTTGATACTGCACTAGACCACGCTGTATCAGGTGGCTTTGGTTTCTTTCGTATTGGCATACATTACTCAAGCCCTGAGTCTTTTGACTTAGAGGCTAGAATCCACAGAATACCTAATCCGCTATTAGTTCATTGGGATGTTAACTCTACAGAGTTTGATGCTTCTGATTGGAACTATGGTTTTGTCAGTGACTTCTTTACCAAGGATGAATTTGAAAGCCAGTGGCCTGATCATGAAGTAAGTAGTTTTCAAGGTGATGAACGTGGGGCTGTCAACCATTTCTCTATCTATGAAGATCATGTCCAAGTGGCTGAGTATTTTTTAAGAGAGCCAGTTACCAGAAAATTACTTGAGTTAGATAATGGGATGGTGATACGAGAATCATCTTTGACTGATGAAGGTAGGATGTTGATGTTAGTCGAAGGTGTAAACATCAAGAGAGAAAGACTTGTTCAAACGCATAAAGTAATGAGAAGAGTTTTAAGTGGTACTGAAGTTTTAGAGGAAGATGAATGGCCTGGGGAATCAATCCCTATCTGCCCTGTTTGGGGTGAGGAGATAATTTATGAAGGACGCAGACATTTTAGATCAATGATCCATGATGCAAAAGATTCTCAAATGATGCTTAACTTTTGGCGTTCAGCCTCTACTGAGTTAGTGGCACTTGCCCCTAAAACTCCATTCATTGGACCTAGAGGATTTGTTCATCCAGATGATACAGAAAAATGGGAGTCAGCAAACACAAGAAGCCACGCCTATCTTGAATACGATCCATCAGCAGGTGGCCCTCCAACTAGACAACCCTTTGGTGGTGTCCCTAGTGGAGCGATAAACGAGGCGATGATGTGTGCCGATGACATGAAATCGATAGTTGGAATTTTTGATTCTGCATTAGGAGCTAGATCAAATGAAACTAGTGGAAAAGCTATACTCGCTCGCCAAAAAGAGTCTGATGTTTCTAATTTTCACTTTGTGGATAACTTGTCTAGGGCGATTCAATACGCTGGCAAGTGTTTGGTCGAGATTATACCTAGCATTTATACGGCACGGAGTACGCTAAGAATTATTGGGTCAGATCAAAAAGAAAAAGTGGTTCAGCTAGTTAACTCTAATATGGAGAATCAACAGCAACAACCACAAGTGGATGAAGAAAACGAATTACAAGAAAAATTGTATGATCTGAATACAGGTCGATACGATGTAACAGTTAAGGCAGGTCCTACATACGAATCTCAACGTGAAGAAACGAGAGAAACTTTGATTGAGATAATGAGACAAGTACCGGGATCTGCTGAATTTATAGGTGACATTTTATTAGAACATATGGACTTTGAAGGGGCAGAGAAAGTCGCAGAGAGAATGAGAATGGCTACACAGCCACAACCTCAACCTCAACAGCCTCAAAACCCTCAACAGCCTCAACCACAAGTTCCACAAATTGATCCAAATACGGGTCAGCCAATACAACCACAGGGACAGCCTTTGCCACAGCAAGGAATCCCCCAATAAGGAATTAAACTATGAACGACTCAACAGCCCAAGACGGAATTGAGACAGAAGAAACCACTGACGAATCTGATACAGAAACCACTGACGAAAGCGTGGAGGATTCACAAGAATACCTTGACGAAGACGATGATGGCTATTCTGATGATGACGATGATTCAGATGAAGATGCCCCAGAGCATAGAGAATATGATTTTGGTGGCAAGAAGTTTAAGTTAAATAAAGATGCGTTATCAGATGAAGAGTCAGACCAATTCGAGTCTTACGGCAAAGGGTTGCAATCTGACTACACAAAGAAAACGCAAGAACTAGCAAGCCAGAGGAAGCAAGTCGCAGCTAGAGAACAATCGGCTGAGAAACTTTTATCTCTGCAAGGTGACACCCTTGATATGTATTCACAAGGTCTTGCCATTCGCCAAGAACTCGCCCAATTGAATGGGATTGACCTGAATCAGCTTTGGCAATCAAACCCTGACCAAGCCAGACAAGTTTCAGATGCGATCTCACAAAAGACAAAGGAGTTTAACGCAACAGTTCAACAGGTAAGTGCTAAAGAGGGCGAGATGGCCCACACTAAGCAAGCGGATAAACAGGCTAGAGAAGTAGAGGGTGAGAAAACCCTAAACGCCAGAATCCCACAATTTACCGAAAAGGTTGGTGAGGTAATTGACTACTTCTGCAAAACCTTTGGTGCTGATAAGAAGGCAGCAGAGGCAGAATGGCGATCCGATCCAGTTGTGACAGAACTAGCGTATAAGGCTATGATGTTTGACAAGATGAAAGCAAATGCAAAAAAGGGTAGCAAAGTAAGCCCAGCGACTGCAACAGAATCAAAGCCTGTTAAGGGGAAAGGTGGTAGGCATAAATCTAACACCCCCTCAGATAAAGATTCAGCTAAAGCGTGGCTTGCCAAACGTAACGCTCAACTAAGAAAAAGAACGGGGTAGAACCCGTTTAATAATAATTATTAAAGGAAAATATAATGGCAAATACATTAATCACACCAACCGCAGTAACCCGTGAAGCCTTACGGATACTCCATCAAAAGTTAAATTTCGTAGGATCAATTAATCGTCAGTACGATGACCGCTTTGCAAAGAGTGGTGCAAAGATTGGCGATAGTCTATCAATCAGATTACCTAACGAGTATGTAGTTCGTACAGGGGCAGCTTTATCGACTCAGGACACAACTGAAGCCACTGAAACGCTACAAGTTGCAACTCAGAAAGGTGTTGATCTTAGCTTTCTATCTTCTGATCTAACAACGGACTTAGATGATTTCTCTGACCGTATTCTAAAGCCAGCTATGTCAGTGTTGGGTGCAGCTATTGAGAGCGATGCTCTTTCAATGTATAGAGATGTTTCAAAGGAAGTTTCTGACATTGGAGCAGCTTGCTCTATCGCAGACGTTCTCAACTCTAGCAAAGAACTTACGGATGCTCTAGCGAGTGATGACCGAACTTTGCTCCTGAACACTCAAGCAAATGTTGATTTGGTTGATGCACTCAAGGGGTTGTTCAATGATCCTGCTAAGTTGTCTGATAACTACCGTAAAGGTATGGTTGCTAATAACTTCCTTGGCTATACGGACGTTTTTCAGAACACTCTGATGCCTATCCACACCACTGGGACTGATGATGGGACTGGTGACTACCTTGTCAACGGTGCTAGCCAGTCGGGGGCTTCTATCACTGTTGATACAGGAGCAGGAACATTAGTTAAAGGGGACGTTATAGTTTTCGCTGGGGTTAACAGCGTTCATCCTGAAACTAAGGCCGACACTGGTATTCTCAAGCAGTTTGCAGTTGCAGCTACAACTGGAACTTCAGCAACTACTATAACTATCACACCATCCTTGACTGCAACAGGAGCCAAGCAGAATGTTACGGGTGTTCCTGCTGATAATGCTGCAATTTCTTGTCTTGAGTCTGATAGGGCAACGGCAGTTGCTGCAAGTGCAGATTACGGCATATCATTGGGATATGGTAAAAATGCTTTTGCATTT